ATAAAGTCAAAAAACGATGAAAAAATGCGCCGTTATAACTTGTAAGTCAACTAAAAAAGATTACGCTTGTAAAACAAAAGAAATGTATAGTGATTCAATTCACTTTAAAATACAAACACCCTTTATAGAGAAATTCTATGATGACTTTAAAATATGTTCCTTAAAATACGGTATACTGAATCTAGATGATGAAATAGAGCCCTATCAAATAACATTAACTAAAGGTTCTATGATTAAAAAAACACCTACATTAGATGAAGAGTCATTAACGCGTTGGGCTTTAAAAGTCACCAAATCCATCGCTAAATTAGCTACCGAGTTTGATATAGTTGATTTACACTTATCTTCAACATATTTTGAGCCCATACAAGGTGTATTACAAATACCAGGCGTTAGGTTAGTTAAAACACCTCATCCATTACAAATGAAAGCAAATTATTCTAAAGCGCTTTCTATATATGAAGAAAAAGGTAAATTCGATTTAGATGTAATTTCATCTTATGTTAAATGGCGCAATATGTATAAAGATCAATTATTAAATAAAAAAACAGTATTACCATGGATATAGTGCAAGTAGACATTAAACAATTAAATCCAGCGGAATACAACCCTAGAAAGTTAAGTGAGGAACAATTTAACAATATAAAATTATCCTTACAGCGCTATGGTTTTGTAAATCCAATAGTTGTTAATAGTCATCCTGATCGCTATAATATTGTTGTAGGTGGACATCAAAGACTAAAAGTAGCTACTGATTTAAATTATAGTGAAGTACCTGTTGTGTATGTAGAATTATCACAGCAACAAGAAAAAGAGTTAAACATTAGATTAAATAAAAATACTGGTGACTGGGACTTAGAATCATTAAGTGAATTCTTTAGTAAAAACGAATTAGCGGATTGGGGGTTTGATAATGAGGAATTATCTGTATTATTTAAAGGAGGCAAAAGCGGTTTTGGACATAAAGACGGAGGTAATACAGGTGAACAAGAACAAATTAATTTAGGATTTGAATATGATGAAGCTGATAAAATGGTTATTATTGTATTCTATAATGAACAAAAATATAATGAATATCAGCGTTTAAAAGGTAAATACAACGGAGAAGAAGCAGATTTAATATATGACGCAGTAACACAATATTATGGTAAGTAAAAGTGAATATGATGCTAGATTAGCTCGTTGTATAGAGTATAGAAAAACACCTACAGCCTCATTAAATGGTTGGAAACAAATTATGAGTGAAGAATACGGATTAAAAGAAGGACAAGCAATACGTGATTACGCTAAAGCAGGAGATATAATGAAAACTGAAAAAGCTGAAGAACGTAAAATATATCTTGAATCATTAGAAGCTAAATTAGATGAAGTACATCAAGAAGCAATTGAAGGTATACTCGCTATAAAAAAAGATAATTCAAATACTAAAAAAATGGCTCTATCATTTGTTAAACAATTACAAGATAGGCTAGATACTGATCCTAATCAGCTACAAGATTTGATACCGCATATAAACAAACTAATTGATAGTATAAATAAAACAAATGCTAACGAAGCTGAAGTAATCAAAGTAATGGGTAAATGGAGAGGCTTAGAAGCACCATCTAATTTAATTAATATACAAGGTGATAAAATAAATTTATCATGGGGAACTAATGAAGAACAAAGTAACCACTAATGTTAAAATAGCTCGTGTTAATGATGTCCTTAAATTTTTACATCAAATGCATACTCTATTTGAAGGCGCTTTACATACACTTGAAGAAGCTGAATTATATGAGGAATGTGCTGATTTACTTATAGAAATAAAAGATATAGAATCTGAAATAAAAAAATACGAAACATATAAATTAATAGAAGATGAGACAGGACGTAGAATCCAGATTACAGAATTCCCTGATATTCGACTGCCCAACGATAATAAGAAATAGCAATGGAAATCAGTTTATTCACTCCACATCCCAAACAGAAACAGATAATACAAGGATTTGCAGACAGTGAACACAAATTCGGTACTGTAGCATGTGGTAGACAATTTGGTAAATCATTATTAGCCCAAAACTTATTATTATACTGGTTACTAAAATATCCAAACCAAAAAGGGGCATGGGTATCCCCTATTTACAATCAATCAAAAAAAGTATTTCAAGAATTAACAAACGCTTCTAATTCATTAATAATTGAAAAGAACAAAGCGGATTTAACATTAAAACTAATCAATGGAAGTACACTCATTTTTCTTAGTGCTGAGCGATACGATAGCATTAGGGGTTTTAGCTTTACCCATATTATCATTGATGAAGGAGCTTTTATTAAAGAGCAAGCAATTAACGAGGCAATATTACCTACGCTTACAGCAATTGGTAAAAAATGTCTTATAATATCAACACCAAAAGCTAAAAATTGGTTTTATTCGTATTGGGTTAAAGGCGCAGAGCCAAATCATAATCATATCAGTTTTAAAGGAACATCATTTGACAATCCATACGCTGATCATGAATTTATTAACCAACAGAAATTATCTTTACCAACAGATATTTATAAACAAGAATACTTAGCTGAATTCACTGATGCTGGATCAGAAGTATTTCGCGGTTTAGATAACGTATGTGTATTAGATAGATTTGAAAATGAAAACAAAGAAAGATGTTTCTTCGGTATCGATACAGGACTTAGCTCAGATTACTCAGCATTATCAATCCAAACTGAATCGGGCAGAGTTCTCTATATGGAGAAAAGAAATGCAGAAAACATATCCACGATTGCGGAACATTTCCTAAGTGTATTATCTAGATTTAATATTACAGGTGGTTATGTAGAAACAAATGGTATTGGGGCTGCTATGTTTGACCTAATAAGACCAAAACAACGTCGCGCACAAGGTTTTACTACTACACAAGATTCTAAAACACAAATAGTAAGAACGTTAATTGAGGATATTGAACATGAAAATGTTGAATTACCAAGTAAAACGTTTTATCCTGAATTATATAAAGAAATGTCATTATACACTTATAAATTAGGTGCTAATGGCAAATTATCATTTACACACCCACCTGGTATGCATGATGATTTAGTTGACGCATTAATGTTATCTAACAAAGCACGAAACGAAATAAAAACAAATAAAATCTATATAGGTAGGGCATAACATATCCTTTCTTAGAGTTATCAATATTTATAAACACATGAAAGTAAAAATTACTATACCTGACTACGTTGCGGTAGAACAATACCAGCAACTCGTTGACATTGAACATCTAACCGATTTACAAAAAATCATTAGATATGTTTCTGTATTATCAGGTATATCGGAGGATGAAATAAAACAATGGGATCATTTAGGCATACAAGACGTTTATAACGATTTAAGTGTAGCACTAGATGCAAAGGAGGAATTTCATCCCATATTTGAATATGAAGGACAATTATTTGGATTCGCAAATATTAACAAGCTGTCACTTGGCCAATATGTAGATCTAGAGAATCTAGCAAAGGATCCAAATAAGAACCTTCATGAAATGATGGCTATACTTTATCGCCCAATTAAAAAACATAATTTCAAAAATCTAATTTGGAAGAAATTACATGGTTGGATGGTTAAAAAAGGTAAAGTAGACAACATATTCAAACATTATAGTCTAGTTCCTTACGATTCAGAAGACAGAGTTGAGGCTAGTGAATATTTTAAACAAATGCCTTTCAACTTCGCTTTAGGAGCGTTGGCTTTTTTTTTAGGGAGCGCGAACGGCTATTTAAGCAATACACTTCCATCTTCAACGGAGGAGGAGATGATGGTGAAGACGGAGATGGAGAATCTAAATCTAAGTCTTTTGGCGGGCATTGGGGCTGGTTTGCGACAATTTATCATCTCGCCAAATCAGATATTCTCAATATCACAGAAGAAAAAAGTATTATTAACCTAAATTTTGTATTTGTTCTAAATTATTTAGCGATAGATAAAGACTATAAAGCAATAGAGGAAAAACAATTAAAACAACAAACGCGAATGCGTAAAATAATATAATTATGAAAATTTTAGCAATAGTATTAGCAATATCATTATTAATGAATTTATATCTATGGTGGTTACACTTTAAAGGTAAAGATAAAGACAAAGATGGTATTGACGATAGACTAGAAATCAAAGCACAACGTGTTAAGAAAGAAATTAAAGACGTAAAAAAAGCAATTAAAAAATAAATGCGTAAACAAATACTACAATTACATGAAGCTGGATGGCGCGATGATAGAATCGCAGCCCAATTACAAGTACATACATCGCTTGTAAGAGATATAATTGATGGTGTTTATGTATCAGACGAAGAAATCAAAAAAAAGGCTGTAGCGGATGCCGCAGAATAAAATAATAAAATGGCTTTTCAAACCTATAAACAAATTGTAGAATATTTTGAGGACGCAGCTAATAAACATTTAGCTGTTAATTCATTCGGGCATGGTAGTTTAGATTACTTAGATGCTAGATCTCAAAACGTTCAATACCCATATGTTTTCCTCCGCCCATTAACTTCCCCAGGTTATAGCGAGGATACAAGAATTAGAACATTATCATTTGAATTATATGCTTTAGATGTTCCTAAATTATCAAATGAAGAGCCACTTGATCTCATGTCTGACATGGAACAAGTATTATTAGATATAGGAGGTTATTTTAATTGGGGCCCTCCTTCTGATAACCAAACTTTAGGTTACGATTTAACGTTTAATAGTATTATCCCTACATTAGAAGCTTTTAATGATAGGGCTTATGGTTGGGTAGCAAATATAACAATACAAACACAAGGTGTTTATGATTATTGTAAATACCCTCAAATCACACCTACGCCTACAGCAACAGGAACACCTACACCAACCCCTACACCAACAGCATTTTATAATGCTTATAACGCATTTAGTCAAGACGGGTTAAGACAAGCAATTTTAGGACCATATAGTACTTATGTTTCAGGTGATTTAGTAACAGATGAAAATGGTGATTGTTGGGTTATAGATGAGCCAGTTTATGCAGCACATATAATGCTTCAAATCGCAGGAGCAGGATGTGTTACACCTACACCTACACCATCAGCTACACCAACAGCAACTCCTACTCCATCTCCAACAGCAACAGCTACACCTACACCAAGTGCTCCAGTGTATACTTTTTATGCTAATACAAATGAATTAAATGGATTTGGTAATAA